ATATTGTTAAGTCAGTTCTCCCACCAGCACTTGTTTTTCTTTGTCTACAAGCTGGATCAGGATATATAAATATCTTTGTTTTACTTCCATATCTGTCCCTTATTTCTTGCACCATTTCATCTGTATTACTTCCATAAATAACAATTTCATCAACAAAATGTATAATATCCTTATCTATTTGAGAAACACAGGCACTCATTGGATCGACATTGAAATCAAGTCCAATATGCAAAGGTTTAGATAAATCTAATTTTTTAATAGACAGCTCCAGCATAATTTTCAAACGTTCCCTCAAACTCTTGTCTAAAAGTTCTTATATCAATATCTTGTTTAGCTTGTTCTATTTCCTCTTTGCTAACCATTCCACCTTCAAGTGTTGTATATTGAAAGCTATCCCACTCGCCATCTTCCTTGCCTTTTAAATACATTCTATATGACCAATTTCCAAACCCCTTCGGAGACCCACACATTAAAACATCCCCAATCGTGTCTGATACGGATGCCCTTAAAACCTCTGTCCAAGCCTTCTCATCAATATCTGCAAACTCATCTAATATTAAAAAATCTATTCCAACTCCCCTTAATGAGTCGTAGTTTTCACATCCTTTTAATGTTATAGTACTGCCTGTTTTTCTAATCGTTATTGAAAGGTTTGTCTCATTAATCGTATCAATCCATTTAAATTCAGATAACATATTTTTTAATTTGACCCAAACGATCTCACGAGCCATCTTAAAGGTTGGTGCTACATACCATATATTCTTTTTAACCTTCGTGGCATATTTCATCATTTCAGTACAAAGATAAGTTTTACCAAATCTTCTGCCTGATACTAAAACTCTAAATCTTTTATTTGATGATGATATAAGATGCTGGGGTTTTGTTAGAGTGATCTTCATTGCAACCAAATTTTATATATATTCTATTAGTATTAATTTCTTCTCTTCCAATCTCAACAATTTTTTCTCGTGCCATTTTATATCCATCGAGCATACAGTCGTAGCCATCTTGATAACTTTTATTTACATTGAAAGGTGCTAAACATTGTCCAGCTACTGCACTGCATATTACCATCGTTAACATAAAATTCATAGGCTACCATAATTAAGGATATAATAACATTTCCTTTGCTTCCTTTTCTAAATCTTCTATTTGTTTTGCTAATTTCTTATTGTCCTCTTTAACTTCTTTTAATTTGTCATTGTTGCTCGTTAATTCTATTTCTTTTAAATTAATTATTGCCTTAAGAGTATCAACTTCCTTCTGCAATATTTTAATTTTAACCTCTAAATCATTGTCCCCTTTGTTCTTTATTTCGTTCTCAAAGGTTTTATCTTCTGCCAAAACTTTAATCACATCAACTTTATTCATTCTAATATAAGTTTTTTAATTGATTTACTGCCATCTATATTATCTTCTAACTCTGCTTTAGTACGAACACAAGAATAAATTACATTTGAATTAGCTTTAATTTGCCTCATCGCTACCCTTTTGCCTTTGAGACATTCTGAAATTGAGGATTGTATTCTTGCCTCCTTAATTTCATTATTAATAATCATAAGCAAAGCAACCACAACTTCCATTAATGATCTCCATTTAATTTGCCTATATTAGCTCTGACACTATCTTTTAATTTTTCAATATCATATAAGGCTTTTTCTAAATCTTTATCAATAGACATAATCATAACTTTATTGTGCATCATATCATCGACTCTGATTGTTAATTTTTCAACTTGTGAGGATAAATGCTCTATTAACATGAATTGTTCCTGATCAATAGGCTTCTGTGTACTTGCCTCTAATAAATCTTGTTGCATTAATTTTTCAGATGTTTCTAATGTTGTAATTCGAGTTGTGATCTCGCTATATGCCCAAACAGAAACTGCAACTGCAAATATAATCAAACCTATGCTTTTAATATCTGTGCTTATTTTAGTTTCTTCATTTATTTTCATATTTATCTAACTTCTCTAATATATCTTTATAAGGGTTTTTTCTATCTGTTCTATCAATTTTTTTGATGCCTGAACAGTAGGCTATTAGTTCTTTAAATTGGTCTAGATTTTGGTTTGTGTTAATACTTTTACAAACCTTATATAATTCAATCTGTTGTTTTAATATTTCGTTCTGTGTTTGTACTTCATTCTGCCTGTCGCAGTGTTTTTTAGAAATACCTAAATATTTTCTAAAACTTAATCTTAACTCGTGGCTATTATTATCATAATCGCTGGTGTCATAAGTTCTATAATCGTGATCGCTTTCTCGCTTGGATATGCTTAAATCAATATCCCCATATCTGCACTCATTACTGCCATTGTTTAAATATTCGTTTCTAGGATATGCTGGAGTTACAAACAAGGTTAACAACACCATTAATATAATCAATATTCCTGTAAAATAATAATTCATTGTCATCCCTCATAATTACCTTGATAGGTCTTTAACATCCCAGCTTAATTCGTTTAATTGTGATCCAAGCATTTCTATAATTTCTCTACTCATATTTATTGTTCCATTAATATTAGAAATATCTCCTTGTGCTTGGTTTATTCTATCTCTCTCAACATTTAAATCTCTTTTTAAATCAACAAGTTCTTGTTTACTTGCATTGATTGTATTTGTTAAATTTAAAACATATCTTACAGATGCCACAGTTCCTGATAGGATTGCTATAACCACAGGCACTATTACAATATTCTTTTTTAATATTTCTAAATTCATTTTATCTCCAACTCTTAATTGCCCAGTAAACAGGAGCTAATGTCTTTTGCCCACGCACCTTTGCCAAAATAGGTTTGAAACGAGCCATAAACGATCTCTTTCTTGCTGGTATATGTTTTTTAATAGACATTGTCTTTGAGCCAAAGTTAACCTTTTGGACTCTTCCTGTTCTTCTATTTTTAACAAACACCTTAAACTTTTTAACATCTCCTCGCTGGATTTTGTTAAGTTTAACAGTTCTACCTTTATACTTTGCCATAAAGGTCTTTTATCATAATTAAAATATATTTACAGATTATAATTTACTAGGGTCTTGCATACAGATATGTCCTTGAAATGTACCACTGCCATCGTTTAAATACCAAGATTGTCCTCGTGGATCATCCCAGCTATGAGTAGCGATTGCCTCTCTGTGTGCATCAGCAAAATCTAAACATTCCATTAATGTCATAGGTCTTGCAAATTCTAAAACTTCTTTAATTAACTGGCCATCAAATGAGAGCAATAGTAAAATTAAATAATGAACAGGCTCTTCCATTATCTTTTAAAATGTCTTTGTCGCCATTTGTTGCAAACATAAGTATCTCTGACACCTTTAGTTCTATAAACACCACAAAAACTGTGAGGCCTTGAATAGAGTCCACAACTCCCACAACTTCCTCTGCCTTGCGAAGGTCTAAAATCCTGTGGCATTTGATATGGAATAAACTCTCCATTTGGATAAAACATAGACCTTTTATTACTCATCTGCCTTGACCTCGATATTTTTTAAATGATCTTTTTTTATTTTTATTCATTGACGAGGTGTTAGGTCGTCTACCTATACTCGTTCCTTTGTAGGTTTTTTCATAGACAACAACTTGTCCATACACATTGCCTTTTTTCTTTGCCATATAAAAGGTTTTATACTTCTTCTGCTTTTGCGTCTATGATTAATGGTAATGGCTCAATAATTGATTCTGTTTGAGTTCTATCTTTAAATCCTAAATAATTTTTACTTAACCAAATCTGCATATTGGTATTGTCTTTTTTAATAGCTTTGTCCCACATCTTTTTTCTTAAAGATGCCTTTCCTTTTTCTTTAGATTGGTCAATTAAATCGGCATAATTCCTTTTTAATGTTCTTGCAGATACTCCAAGCACACTTGCTATCTCATAATCAGGACACCCAATAGATGCTAGGTTTTTTAATATTTCAACATCAATGATTATTTTAGGTCTACCCTTGTTCTTTTTCTGTTCTTTTGTATTTGCCTTATTTTTGTCCATTTTCAAGTACTGCCTTATTTCCTGTCCATTCTTCCCATCTTTTTATAATTACATCACAAAATTTTGGGTCTAATTCTATTGTATAACACGATCTATTTAATTTTTCACACGCAATTATTGTACTTCCTGATCCTCCAAAAGGCTCATATACAATATCTTCTTCTTTAGAACTATTCTTAACTGCCTTGACAACTAATTCAACAGGCTTCATTGTTGGGTGTAATTCTGACCTTTTTGGTCTGTCAAACTCCCACACAGAAGATTGTTTTCTATCCCCATAATAAATATGTGAACTTCCCTCAAACCAACCATAAAATATTGGCTCGTGGATATAATGATAATCAGATCTGCCTAAAACAAATTGATCTTTTTTCCATATAATATTACAGGAATGGTGCAACCCAGCTTTACTAAAAGCCTTTAATACTTGCAGTGAGTTTCGTTCTCCAAAACATATATACACAGGAGACCCTTGTTTTGTTATTGCTTTTGCTGATAATAAAAATTTTTCAAGAAATATCTCAAATTCATCGTTAGACATATTATCATTTTTAATATCTCTTCTTTTATTTGGATCGTGGTCAACACTTCTTGTCCACCAACCATAATTAACATTATAAGGTGGATCTGTGAATATCATATCAGCTTTATTGTCATTAAATAATTTTTTAGATGTTTCTTCTTTTGTACTATCTCCACATATAAGTTTATGTTTACCTAAAGTCCAAATATCTCCAATTTTTGCAACAGGCTCTTCAGGTGCTTCAGGTACTGCATTGTCATCAGTTTGTCCTTGTTTCTCCTCAAATAATATTTTGTTTAATTCCTTATCATCCATCCCTGTAAGGTTTAAATCAAAGTCTTTATCGTGCAGTTCTTTTATTTCTGTTTCAAGTAAATCATAATCCCACTCTGCTTCTTCATTAGTCCTATTATCAGCTATCCTATAAGCATTTATTTTTTCAGGACTTAATTGATCTGCAATAAGCACAGGGACTTCTTTATAACCTAAAG